GAGTCGGGAACGGTGGACGGAAGAACGGTTCTGGCGTCAGTAGCCAGACCCTGAAGGAGGGCGTTTTCGTTAGCGATTGCGCCCCTGCTGGACGAATTAACAACCGCCTGAGAAATCTCGCCCGGCGTGGGCGTTCCCGACCGACTAAAGCCAGCCGATCCGGTAACGGCGCGTTCAATGATTTTGTTCGTCGCCCATCCACGATTAAGCGCCTGAATAGTGGCGGCTTCCTCTGGGTACTGGCGAGCGATCAGGTTACGCGCAACGTCTCGGGCTTCATCCAAAAACTCGGCCAGATCGTTATCCGCCAAAGTGGACGTGGGTCGGCTGGCTCGCTCAGATTGCTCGCGCAAAGCCCTCTCGATGCGCTTGAAGCTATCGCCCGTAAGTTCGCCGCTGGCTTCAAATTCGTTGACAAACTTGTCATTCAAAATGCGTTCAAGGCGGCGCAGATTGGAGTCATCAAGAGTTTGGGCGGCCCGCGTGGTTAGGTCGGCAAGATCGGCCCCCAGATCGGAATCGGCTTGCGCTGTGATACGGGACGTTACATCGTCGTATCTATCCCCCAGAACGCGGCTAACGTTCTGAGAAACTTGGTAGCCGGTTCTGGCATTTCTCGGGAGGGATTCTCCTACGTAGCCCAGCGCTTCATTGCCAGCAGCCCGAACAACGTCTTGGTTCTGCCTGCCGCGAACGCCAGCCATCAGAGGATTGAACCCCCCCGCCACGTCTTCAGCATTACGGATGAATTCGCCTACGAACGGCGTTTCGGACACCATTTGTCCCGGCGTCAGGCTAATGCCTTGACGGCTAAGGCGACGTGCAGCGCCACCACCTTCACCAGCAACACGACGCGTCAGGCCATCAATAGCGCGTTGGCCGATAACACCCGTTCCAGCACCGATAAGACCGCTCACAGCGGCGTCGGGCGCTCTCTCTGCAAGATTACCTTCGCTGTTGCCGAGACCGGAACCGACGCCAATGCCGGTACCCACGCCCGCTGCGCGAGCCATCCGGGCCGCGCCCTCAGCGCCCTCGATATACCGACCCGCCGAACCGATTCCAGGCGTGAACAGTCCGCCAGCCAATCCAAGGCCAAAGTTCTGAACCGGATTTTCCCGCGCAAAAGCCGCCTGAGCATCGCGCTCGCTGTCTCGCATCGCCTGAGCCGCCACGTCGGCTCCGTAGCGAACCTCTTGGCCCATAGCACGGCGACCGATGTTTTCAGCGCCTTGGATACCCTGATTTATGCCGCTCGTAATCTCATCAAGGAAGCCTAGAGACTGGCCCTGTCCGAACGCTCTCAACGCCTCAGGTACATTAGCCGACCCCCGCTGAGCATCAGCAAACGCCCGCTGATATTCCGGGTCCTGCATCCGCGCCTCACGAGCGGGGTCGATCTCTTCAACCGTGATCGCTCCCGACCGAGGGTCAACCGTATTGACCGGAACCCACGCGCCGTTGATTAGCTCGACCTGTTCGCCGGTTTGCGGGTTGGTGGCGACTTGGCGTCCAGTGGGCGCGGCTGCTTCGGACTGGGGCTGGGTGACGGTCTGAGCGCCGCCACGATTGAAGTAATCAACCGTTTGGTCGGGCGTCAGTTGGTCGCCATCCCATGCGACGTGAATGTGATCGCCCTCATTCAGAAGCTCGCGAAACGGAAGTCCAGACCCACGCATACGCGACTCAAGTTGAGCCATCGTCTCGCCGCCCTGCGGAACCAGATCAAGAGCCTGACCACGCGTATGGTAGCTGTTGGTTGCAGGACGGACGCCACGACGACCCCCCCTTTCCCATTGAGCTATAAGCTCTTGCTGTTTTGCCGGGTCACGATAGGCCGACGAGATGCGCGCGTTTCCAGCAACGCCCGTAATGGCGTCAACGGGATTAGTTAGCCCGCCAGTTGCAGCGGGTCGTACAGCAGCGCCGCCCAACGGGACCCATTGGCCTCCACGCAGTACGACGCGCTCTCCGGTTTGACGATTGGTTGCAGTTTGTCCCTCAGCCATGATTAGTCCAGAACGAAGCCGGGAGGGGGTGGTGGAGCGGCCCCCGCAGGTCCGCCGCCGCCTGAGCGAATAGAATCGGCGGACTGATTCATCTTCGCCACAAGATCATCAATGATCTTGAAGCTGGCTTCAAGTTCTCCGGGGGACATATCGGGAGACAGGGCAGCAACGGTCGAAGCCAGCAAGATTCCCTCTTGGTTGGACAGAGCGCCGAGACCACTCGCCCCGGTGGGTGATGCGGCCTTAAGCTCATTCAGCTTATCGAACGTCAGATTCGCTTTAATCGTGTTCAGGCTGCTTTCCAGGTCAACTCGGCCCTGACGAGCGAGCGGGTTGTATTGTTGCCAAGTACCAGCCGTTCCGGCAAGGGCGCGCGCGCGTCCGAGAGCGGTAGAGATGTTGCCAGCCGTTCCCGTCAAGGCGCTCGCGCGAGCTTCCCTTGCCTCTGGGGTATTGGCGGCATTGGCCGTGGGTAGATTGGCTACAGGACGACCATAGGCGTCAAAACGCACCTGACCGGGACTCAACGTCGATCCTGCATTAGCCGCTGTGGTGTTCGCGTTCTGGCGGCTGGTGTCAGCATTCTGCTGAGAAATACCCAGATTGGTTGTCCCGTATTGGCGATCCCATGCGAGGCGGTCTTGAGCCGTCTGTTCTGCAATCGACGGAGCCGTGCGGGTGTAGACCGGCTGAACGCCAGCGGATGAGCGAGACACAATGGTATCTCCGGTCTCGCTATACGTCGGCTGATCGACCGTGCGTCGGCCATTAACCACCTGAGCGCCACCAGCGGCAACCACCTGAGGTGCATATTGCTGGCCCACATTTTTCTGCCAGTCGTCGCCGCCAAGACCCAAGAACAGGGCCTGTTCGCGCGGGTCCGACATCTGAGATAGAACCGCTTGCAGCCGAGCTTGCTGAGCGGGTCGGTCGGCCTCGGTTTGCAGCCGCGTCCGCTCAGTATCCAGCGCGCCAGACAGGTTTGGGGCCAGCCCTCGAAACAGGACGTTCAGAGGGTTAACGCGATCTCGCTGGGCCATTCCAGGCGCGGTCATGGGCGCGGCTTGCGGCATAGCCATCTGAGCCTGTTGCGGCTGCGAAAAAACAGTCCCATTCGGATTGGCGGCGAACATAGCCTCGTCCCCCGCGTCCGCCATCGCGAACGGCAGAAGCGAGTTTTGTTGCCGGGGCCGAAGACCCAGTAAGCCCATGATATTCGGCGCGTTGTTGAGGAATGAATTCGCCATCTAGAACTGACCCGTCACGCCCCAATTGATCCCGCTTGATTTCCCGGTGCTGGTCCCGCTGCTGTTTCCGCTGGTGTTCGTCGTACCCCAATTACCGAGCAGACCAAGCCCGCCAAGGTAGGTCTGCAAGGCGTTCAGGTCATAAGCTTGTGCCGCCTGATTTTCACCAATCGCCGCCTGCTGGGCCGTATTGTAGCCCTGTGCCAGCGCGCCAGCCTGAGCATCGGCATAGCCGCGCTGGGTCTCGCCTCGCAGCAGGCCCCAGCCGGTGCCTCCGAACGCGCCCGCAGCAGCGGCTTGGGCGTCATTGTTGTTGGCGGCGATATTTCCCTGACGCGCGAGGCCGTCAGTAATCGTGTCCATGTATGGATTGAGATAACCCTGAACATCAGCGCCGGTCGTGCGCTGATACCCACCCATCAGGCCCAAGGCTTTATCCAGCCCGGCATTCGTTTGATTCAGAAACTGGGCGTTCGGATTGAACGTCGATGTCTGATTGGTGTTCTGCGTCTGCTGCTGAGACGTTTTTTGCTTGTTGCCGCCAAGAGAGAAACCCATCAGTGCAAATCCTTGGCGCAAACAGACGCAATCGGGGTGAAACCGTGTTTGTTCATTACCCTATCCCAGCCAATCCTACCACCCGTAGTCATCCTTGTGCAACCGATGACCCGAGCATAGGCCTCAGCCTGAGGAAGCATCACCTCTGTGATCTCTCTCAGGTCGCCACCGCACAGCCATAGGTGCAGAACCTTCATCCTTGGAAACTGGATAATCTCAGTCACGGCAGCAGATTTCTCGCCACGCCAAAGCTGAGCCTCTTCGGCCTCAACCATACGCTCAACATCCTCAATCGAATGCGTGGCCTGATATTCCAGAGCGCGCTTGATATGGTCCTGCCACTTCATACGGGTATCGCCGTCACAGTGAGGACGCCAGCGACCAGACTGACGCGCATTGGCTCTCCGGTGCTGTCTATCAGCGTGATGTAAGCGGACGCCTCATCCTTCTTGATGTTGTCTAGGTCGGTTTGGCGAACTTGAGTCCTGAACTGAGCCTCGTTGTTCGCGTCATAGGCCGGGGATGGCTGAATGGGTGCAATCGTCATCGGCGACCCCCAGGCTGGACCTCAAACCGGAAGTCGCCGACGCGGAAATCGATGTTCGGGTCTCCGATATATTCGACTTCCATCTGACGGGCCGTGATCCTTAGATCGGACGGAGACGTTGCGTCGTATGGCCCGTACACAGTCTGTGGGCCGTTGGGCCACTGACGCGCATAGAACTTCACCGTCACGGACCCCGACGTTCTTTCGTCGGGAATGAACCTCTTGAGCATGATGACATTATCGCCGTCACCAATCTCTAGCGGGCCGGTGCGCATGGTCGGGCTGCGATCATCGCGATCATTGGCGACCTCATGGTCAAACACCACACCCTGTGCGCTAATCATGATCGGATATTGCAGGACGCCATTAGATCCAGTGCCACAGGTCCGGTCTAGCGAGCCGTAATACCAGATTCCCTCCATGTAGTTGAATGCCACATAGCTATCGACCTCAAGAGAGTCAGACGACGGATAGAGCCACCAAACCTCGTTGAAATCAGGATTCAAAACCGCGCAGACCTTTGAAACCTGACTGTCATTTATACGAGAGAAAACATAATCCTGAACATCGCAGGAAAGCGGCGTCACGAACCCATTATACTGGAAAAATCCGTTCCGGCCCATCCAGAACGCCGCCGACTGCGTGACGGCGCACGACTGACGAGACACCGCACCGCAGCCAGAGCCCACCCGAGCGAACGTGTATACGAATGGGGGGCCGACATAGGATGCCCTGAACGCTCCCTCGTCGGTCAACACGAGAACGCCGTCAGAGACCCGCTTGCCGAGCATGATCCGGCCCTGCGTCTGCAAGGTCTGGTCTCGGCTCTGGTTCGTCGCCGTGGGCGTCCAGTCGGTGTTATTTTGAAGACCCGACCACTTGATGTAGCGAGGGTTCAGAACGGTTCCGTCGTCAGCGCCCAAGGCCATGAGGATGCCCTCTTGAGTCGTCACGAGAGCATAGGCGTCGGGTGCATTCGTAATCGGGGCCGCGACCGTCATGGGGTCGAGGGTCCACTCATACATCTTGTTGTCACTGTCCATGACCGCGACAAGATTTTCGCCAAACGTGTCCAGCGACCACGAGGATGCTGGAATTACGTTCGTGTCATCTGGTCGGGGCGTCCCGTATGTTCCGGTTCCGTAGAGGCCTGTTCCATATCCTCCCCCAGACTGAGCATTTTCTTGCCCCGGAACAAACCCAACAGGGGTAATATCGTGCAAATCCCCAGAGCGCGTCATGGTATAGAGATGACTATGCGTTCCAATGCCAATCCAGGCCTGACCGGAATTATCCCCCCAGGTCAGGGCCGCACGAGGAACGCCTTCGGCTTCTTCGCTGGAACGAGGACGCCAACCGCCGATGGGTTGTGACACTCCCTGATACCACCTAACAAGGTCGCCCGTACGATATCTGCCCTTGGAGCTGTAGTCCGTTCCGAGGGAGTAAAAACCGGGGGCCAGCTTTACAGAGATAAACGGCATTAGACACGCTCCAGCGTCACCGGAACGTCAGGGGACGTATAGACCACACCGTTCACAAGGCCCTCGAACGCGTAGGTTGCCGTTCTGATCTCTGGCGTGAGCATTGTTGACACAAACGCTGTGGTGAAGCCCGTTGGGGAAATCGGCGTCACCCCCGGATTGCCAGAAACAAAAACCCAATTCCCCGACGCTATCGAACCATAAGCGACGCTGGCAGTCACCGAATTGCTTGTGACCGCATTTCCAGAACCGACGCCTGATGCGGTCGGCGGCGTAATGATGATCTGGACGGCGCTTCCTCCGAGCAGCGCTGCAACAGCGCCGGTCACGAAGCCCCCACCCCTGAAAGAACCCAGACGTTTGTGGCTTCATGCAGGAGTGTCGCCATCCCCTGAGGGGCGACCGTCTTGTTTGAGTTTGTCGGCGATCCGGCCAGACGCAGTTCCACGCCAGAACCCCGAGCAACCGTCATGTCTGCTGTGGCGAAGTTGCGCAGGACGATGACCGTATCGACCGGAAACCCGACGCTGGATACAGGAGGGATGGTCAGGGTCGCCGTAACGGCTCCGGTCAGACGTTGCGTCTTGCCTGCATCGGTTAGGGCCAAAGTCTTGTTCGCCGTGAACCCCACGATAGGAGCGCCACGGAAACCGACCGAGAACTGAGACCCCGGCCCGACGTTAGCGAGAACGACATCGCCAGTCATCGTTCCGCCAGCACGAGCGAGGGCGGCTGCTGCGACTATCTGGGTCGCATTGAACTGGATGGACAGTGCCTGAAAGTCGGCATAGGCCTCTCCAATGCGGTCATTGTTAATGCCGCCCCAAACGTCAGCAGAGCCGCCAACGACCGGCTTGACGTTCTGATATGTCGGTGTGAACGCCATTAGTAGAAGCCCCCGTTTCTGATATCGAATCCGCCGCGACGTGAGCCCATCATTGTGGCCTCATCCGCTCGCAAGGTCGTGTTCATCTGCACCCTTGGGTTTGCCTTGTTGGCCGCTGCAATGCCGCGCAAGAACGGACCTTCCCAATCTTGATCACTGTCGATCAACCACGCCTTGGCCCACTTCAGCGAGCCCGCAAGGTA